AATAGTACCAATGAGTAATTAACGTAGGAACTATATCATGATAGGAATAACATCAGGAATACGAATGCTGGCCCTCGGAGGGTTAATGTCCGTAGCAGCAGGTGGATACTGGTACTATACCAGCTCGCAAGCTAAAATCAATAGTTTGCAAACAACTGTAGCACAATCAGGTGCTGCAATCGAAGTTCAAAAGCAGTTTATAAGTAAGCAAAGTGAAGCCATTGTAAACCTCAATGGCAATATTGCGCTGCTGCAAGAAGTTCAAAATAACCTTATTATTGAAGCTCGGGCATCAGCCAAAGAAGTAGCTAACCTTAAATCAAAATTCAATACTTCATCATCAGGCAACGATCGTGATATCGGTGTATTAGCTGCTAAAAAGCCATCGCTAATATCTAAGATTGTCAATAAAGCGACTGCGGCATTAGGTGATCAGGTTGAGAATCTAACAGCCATAGAAGAAACCAATGAATAAACCTATTATTTTATGTAGCATACTGGTTGGACTATCAGGATGCTCATCATTTTCGCAGCCTCCGCCTGTTATTGCAGTTGATTGCCCTATATTAGAAGTCAATGATCCGACCATATCATTCCCTAATCCAGTAGCAATCGAATGGATTGATATGGATATTATCATACTCACACCAGATACTACTGATGCTGAATTTGATAAGTTAGAAGCCGACCAGCGTGTATATTTTGCAATTACGGATAAGGGATATGAAGCAATGTCCTTAAACTTCGCAGAACTAAAGAGATATATAAAGGACCAAAAAAACATTATTATAGCATACAAGACATACTTTGAGGAAAAGAAATGAATGACATCTCTATCACTAAACGGAATGGGCATAAAGAAGGATTTGAGTTAGAGAAAATACATCGTATTCTTGAGTGGGCATGTTTAGAAATCTCAGGTGTATCTATTTCTGAGATTGAGATCAAAGCTAATATTCAGTTATATCAATCTATTCCTAGTTCTGAAATACATGAGCTACTGATCAAATCATCAGCAGAACTTATATCAGAACATACACCAAATTACCAGTATGTGGCGGCTCGTTTAATCAACTATAAAATTCGTAAAGAAGTTTATAACGGATTTGAGCCAACACACTTATTCGATACAATTGAGAAAAACGTTGACCGTAAGGTATACGATTCATCAATACTTGGCGCATACAGTGTATCAGAATTCGAAAAGATGAATGACTATATCAAGCATGAACGTGATAACTCGTTTACATATGTCGGTATGGAACAATTCCGTAGTAAGTATCTAGTGCAAGATAGAAAGACTAAGACGTTATTTGAAACACCTCAAGTTCTCTATATGATGATTGCTGCAACTTTATTTCAAAACTATCCAACAAATACAAGGATGAAATATGTCAAAGACTTCTATGACGCAGTTTCGCTATTTTATATCTCACTACCTACACCAATTATGGCTGGGGTGCGTACTCCTACGAGACAGTTCTCGTCGTGTGTTCTCATTGAGTCAGGTGATTCACTTGGTTCAATCAATGCTACGGCTACCTCAGTCGTTCGCTACATATCTAAGAAAGCGGGTATTGGTATCAATGTTGGTGGAATACGTGGTCTGGGCGCTCGCATTGGAGACGGTTCTGTTGTACATACTGGTCTCATTCCGTTTCTAAAATACTTTCAAGCGGCTGTTAAAAGTTGCTCACAAGGTGGAGTTCGTGGTGGTGCAGCTACAGTGTATTATCCTGTATGGCATTGGGAATTCGAAGACCTTATTGTATTAAAGAATAATAAAGGTACTGATGAGAACCGTATTCGCAATATCGATTATGGTGTACAGTTTAACAAGTTGATGTATGAACGTCTACTCACTGGTGGTAATATTACTTTCTTCTCACCTGACGAAGTGCCTGATCTATATAAGGCATTCTATGATGATCAAGATAAGTTCAAGGCATTATACGAGAAATATGAAAAGTCACGTTCTGTACGTAAGAAGTCATTGCCAGCACTAGAAGTCTTTTCGTCGTTTCTTACGGAAAGAAAAGAAACAGGTCGTATATACCTACAGAATGTAGATCACTCAAACGATCACGGATCATTCTTACCAGAAGTTGCTCCAATTAAGATGAGTAACCTATGTGCAGAGATTGCACTACCTACTAAACCTTTGGAGCATGCAGACGATACGAATGGAGAAATTAGCCTTTGTACCCTCAGCGCAATTAACTGGGGACTCATTAATGACCCTAAAGAGTTTGAAAAATATTGTGACTTGGCAGTTAGATCTCTCGACGAACTCCTTGACTACCAAGATTATCCTGTCCCCGCAGCAATGGCTGGAACTAAACGTCGCAGACCATTGGGTGTCGGTATCATTAACCTTGCTTACTTTTTAGCAAAGCGTGGGCTAAAGTATGATGACGCTGCATTAGAAACAATTGATGAATACGCAGAGGCATGGTCATATTACTTGATCAGTGCATCTAACCGCCTTGCTAAGGAAAAGGGTAATTGTCCTGCATCTAACGAGACTAAGTACCACACTGGAATTCTTCCGGTTGATACATATAAGACTGAAGTAGATGAGTTAGTGGCACCTAATCAAAGAATGGATTGGGAAAAACTAAGAGGCAATTTGCGCAAGCATGGAATACGTAACTCTACTGTAATGGCGTTAATGCCAGCAGAGACGTCTGCACAGGTATCAAATTCAACGAATGGTATTGAACCACCACGTAGTTTGGTATCATATAAGCAATCGAAGGATGGCATCATGGCTCAAGTAGTTCCAGGCTATCCTCGTTTAAAGAATAAATATGATCTACTATGGGATCAAAATGGACCAGAAGGATACCTTAAGATCTGTGCGGTCCTACAAAAATACATTGATCAAGCCATCTCAGTCAATACTTCATACAATTCAGATCAGTATGAGGACGGTAAAGTGCCGATGTCTGAAATGATCCGTGACCTTATAAACTTCTATAAGTACGGTGGCAAACATTTATATTATTTTAACACACATGATGGAGCAGGTGATGTACTCGATGATGATGAGAATTGTGATAGCTGTACTATTTAATAAGGAAGAAAAGAGATGAGTGTTTATAAGCCGGTAACAGTATCCCACCTAGAGCGTAGTATGTTCTTTGATGAAGCAGTGGATATTGCTCGTTATGATGAAGTAAAGTATCCAACATACGAAAAGTTATCCGACAAAATGTTGGGGTTCTTTTGGCGCCCCAATGAAATTGATGTAACTAAAGACAGAGCAGAATTTCGTGACCTCACTACACATGAGCAACATATATTCACAGCCAATTTAAAAAGACAAATCCTCCTTGATAGCGTACAAGGTCGGTCACCTAACTTGGCGTTATTGCCAATTTGTTCATTACCCGAACTAGAAGTGCTAGTAGAAACGTGGGCGTTCTTTGAGACTATTCATTCTCGCTCATATACGCATATTATTCGTAACATATATCCTAACCCTGGTCAAGTATTTGACGAGATCAATAGTATCTCAGAGATTCTTGATTGTGCAGACAATGTATCAAAGTACTATGACAACCTAATTGCAATCAACTCAGCGGAATCAGCTAATCCCGGATCCGTAGATAAGTACGAACAGAAACGAGCCTTATGGCTGTGTTTGCATTCTATATACATATTGGAAGGAATACGGTTTTATGTCTCATTTGCATGTAGTTGGGCATTTGCAGAATTAAAGAAGATGGAAGGCAACGCTAAGATTATTAAGCTGATTGCACGTGATGAGAATTTGCATTTATCTGCATCTACTCAAATTATCCGTAACCTCCTTAAAGAAGATTCGGACTTTATTTCGTTGCAGGAAGAATGTCGTGAAGAGGTATCTTCAATGTTTGTATCTGCAATCGATCAAGAAAAAGAATGGGTAGATTACTTATTTAAAGATGGTTCTATGATCGGTTTGAACAGTGTAATATTGAAGGACTACGTTGAATGGATTGCATCAAAGCGTATGAAGACACTTGGCTATATATCTCCTTATCAAGTATCTCAGGCTAATCCATTACCGTGGACCGAGAAGTGGATATCTGGATCTCAGGTGCAAGTAGCTCCACAAGAAGTGGAAATCTCCTCATATATAATTGGTGGAGTTAAACAGGATGTCGATGCTGACACATTGAAAGGAATGAGCTTATGATTGAGATTTATGCAAGGGATAACCCACCTTGTGCTTACTGTATTGCAGCAGTTAATTTATGCGAAGCTAAGGGTTTAGAATATAAGAAGTTAGTACTAGATAAGGATTTTAGTCTTGAGGATTTCACTATGGAATTCTATAATGCAAAAACCTTCCCACAAATCAAAAAGGACAATAAAGGCATAGGCGGATTCGATGAATTAAGAACCGCTGTGATAGCCGATCAAGTTCGAGAATCAATTATGGATCTTAGTCTATGAAATATAATCTAATTTGTGCAGAATGCGATACTGAGTATGAAATTAACGACGATGATGATCTATCCATTGAACCTAATTATTGCCCGTATTGCAGTAAGCCAGCAGAAGATCCAGTAGCAACTGATCGTGATGAAGATGAGCTGGATATATAATGGAGCTGAATACGATTTAGGTGAATCCACTCACAAGGATGTGTATGGATTTGTATATGTTGTTACTAATATAGATACAGGTAAGAAGTATATTGGTAAGAAGGTATTCTGGTCAAAGAAGACCAGACAAGTCAAA